AGAAGTATCCGAGGCTGTCGCAGACCAGGTAACTAGTGTTTGGGCTCGTTTCTGGGAAACCCTTATTGGTCAAGCGGGTAGTGAAGAAGTAACTGCTTTCTGGACTAAGTGGGGTAACTTAGCGGCAAATGCCTTATCTAAGGCGGGCAATCAAGCCGTAGAATTTGCTAAATCTTTCGTAGACCTTGGTGGCCGTCAGAAGATTATCCAACTTATGGAGACGGCGTTTAACTCTCTTAGCTTGATTATCAAACCTATCGGAGAAGCTTTCCGTACGGTATTTGGCGATAATCATACGATTTCTTTTGGCCAAAAACTTATTGGGCTAATCCAAGGCTTAACTGAAAAACTTAAAATCGGTACCGCCGAATCTGAAGCATTCAAACAAATCTTCCAGACCGTATTTGGTGTAATCAAATGGATTCTCGCTGAATTAGGAGCAAAACTTAAGATTATTGAACTTCTTATTCCAGACCACATGTTCAAGAACTTCGTATTGTTCTTGGGTATGCTATCTAGCGTGGTAAGTTCGGTTATTCGAACTATCGAGACGGTCATTAGTAAGTTTATTAACTTTGAGAAAGCTGGCAAAGTATTTGATACCGTTGCTAATGCTGTTCATGGTTTCTGGGCTAAGGTAAACGAATATCTTGGCAAGTTCGCTCAGGTTTGGATGGGTGTATTTGACTCTATTCCGAATGGTATTGGTAAAGTAATTGATTTTCTTAAGAAGTTTGGGGAAACAGTCCTACTATTAATACCGGGTGTTCGTGAGGCCAGGGAGAATATTAGAACATTCTTCGCTCATTTCATGAGTCCATTTAAGATTCTTAACAATACTCTTGATAAGAACTATAAAGGTTTCAACGACTGGGCGTTCGGTGTAGGTACCGCAATGAAACGCTTCCCAGTATTCGGTAAGATGTTGGGCGATTTCGTTATTGGTTTCTCTGATTTCAATAAAGCGACCCATAATATGAGTAGTTCTGCTGGACAGTTCGGGAACAAACTACGTCAAAATCTGAATAAGATGAGTAGTGATTGGAATATATTCTCAGGAACTATGAAAACCAACTACAAGACTTTCTGGGCGCAGTTCAATGCGAATATGGATGGTGTCATTAATGGACAAATCCGTAGCTGGAAAGACTTTAACAAGAACCTTAACTGGGGTTCTCTAATCCCTACCAACATTACAGGCATGTTTAAAGGGCTCAAGTTCGATATGCCTGACACTAGTAAGATTAAATCCGGTCTTGCTAGCTTTGCTTCTAATCCTTTTGAGTCTATCTCTAAAGGAAGTGCCGGATTGTCAAAATGGTTGGAAAACTCTACATTCTCCTTCCAATCATTGGGTAATGTCGTTCGTAAGACCTGGCCTTCACTTGGAGAATACGCCGATAAACTAGATAAAGTCCAATTCTCATTCTCATTCCTTAAACCTATTGTAGACGCAGTAGGCCAAGCGTTTGAGTGGTTGAGTAACAAACTAGCTAATTTCAGTATCGGTAACTTCAAGTTCTCAGATTTGGCAGATGGGTTTAAGCAAATCCAACAAACTCTGAGTGCGAATTTTGCTGATGGATTTATCCCAGGGATTGTTAAGTCTATCGACGGTTTCCGTAAATGGGCTAGCGAACTTGGTGTGGTTAAACTCGCTATTGAAGGTCTAACCAATGGCAAGAACCTTATCGGTGAGATGACCAATAATATCAAGACTGAACTAGGTAAGTCTAAAGTTGATTTCACTAACTATAAGACGACCCTGAAGACATTCGGTGGTTGGTTTGGTGCCTTCTGGAAAGGTCTAGGTGAAACAGTCCACGGCCCAACTATGACTAAAATCTTTGATGGTTTCAAGAACACTTTCTCTGGGATTATCGATTGGTTTAAGTCAACATTTGGCCCATGGTTCAAACAATTCTTCGGTTCTCTACCAGAAGATGTTCAGAAATTCCTTATTGATATTTGGAATAATGTCAAGAAGTTTGCTAGTGATTTCTCATCTAACTTCAAAGGCGTTGATTTCTCATTCAAGAACTTCGGCGACTCTGTTAAACAAATCGGAGATGGTATCAGTAAGACCTTTGGTAAGGTTATTGAGTCTGTTAAAGATGTATGGGATGCGTTTACTAAGTTATTTGGTGTAACAACAGCTCATGCTGATGATAGGTCGCCTCTTGACTTCGGTCAAAATGATATGAAGAAAGCTAAGTCTGGTATTAACGAACTTAGTGATGATGTGGACCATATTCATAACAAGACTAAAGGTATCTTCGAGACTATTGGTGATATGGCTAAGCTTATGGCTAACATGTTTAGCGAAGGACTTAAACCATTCACTAAAGAGAACTCCGAGTCTATTGGTCGTATCCTAACTCTAGCAGCGGCTATCACAGTTCTTTGGAATACTCGTAAGCGTGTCCTTACCATGAAAGACATGTTTGGTGATTTCTTCAAAGGTCTGACACATGGCCCTAAGACTGTACTTGGCTCACTTACCGCTATGTTTGGTTGGATTGGTTCGTTCTTTAGAGCTAAAGCTCGTCTTCAAAACATCAAGGCTATGGCTATTGCTATCGGTGTATTGGTGGCGTCATTGTGGCTTCTTTCAACTATTCCGGCCGATAAGCTATTGGTTGGTCTAGGTGGTCTGGCTGGTGTGCTTCTTGTATTTGAAGTATTTTATCTCACACTATCCAGGACAACCAAGAAATTCAACCCTGCTAGAGTGCGTAACATGCAACAGGCCATGCTTGGTATGCTAGGTATCGCGGGCTCTATTCTCTTGCTTACAGCCTCCGTTGCTCTATTGGGTAATATGGACTGGAAGAAGGGTCTTCAGGGTATCATTGGTGTAAGTCTCCTACTCGGAGCCATCTTTACATCAATGGCTATCATGAACAAACTCCAAGGTAATACAGTTCGTGGTACTCAGAAGATTGCAGTAACATTCTTAACCTTTGTCGGTATGGCATATGCGATTAGAAATATTGTTCCATCGATCGCAGCTCTTGGTTCCATGGACATCCCGACACTGCTCAAGGGTATCTCTGGTATGGCGGCTATTGTTCTTGGTATCACGGCTGTTGTATTAGCAACATCTAAGATGCAAGGAACTAAGTTTGCCTCAGTATTCGCCTTTAGTGCTATGGCGTCTGCTATTAAGAAGATGTCTTCTACTATACAAACCCTCGGTGAGATGAAGACCGACGTCTTACTTAAGGGTGGCGCTGCTGTACTAGCCATGCTTGGTGTTATGGCGGCTATGACCTTTGCATTTGGTCAACTTGACAACTCTAAGCAATCGTTCGCTAAGAATGCTCTCGTGATGTTCGGCGGTATGATACTTTTGTTCAAAATGATGTCAGAACTTGCAGGAGAATTAGGTAAGATGCCTAACCCTGATACGTTCATGAACGCTTTGGGTGGTATTACAATCGTCGTGGGATTATTCTCACTTCTTGCTATGAAGCTTGGCGATGGCGCTGTTGCCGGAGATGGTATGTCTCATGGTATTAAGCGCCTTGGTGTTATTGCGGCTGAGGTCGTAGTAGCGGCATCAGGTCTATTTATCCTGAGTCAGATGAATACCGATTTAGCGCATGTTGTAACTGCGGTCGTTGCTTTAGGAGCAGTTATGCTCGGCTTTGTTGGTCTTGCTAAACTTGCCGAAAAGATTAAGACCCAAGGCCTTATCGCCATTGGTGTAGCCGCAGCATCTGTAGTTGTAGCGGCTCTTGGTATGCAAATGTTAACTCAGATCCCAGTTGATGATATTTGGGAGAAAGTTAAAGTATTGGCGGTCATTGTCGGTGGGCTTTTTGCTCTCGGTCTCATACTAGGTAAGTCCACAATGGGTATGGCCGGTGTAGCCGTATTGGCCGGAAGCTTCTTACTTCTTGGTCTCGGTGTCAAAGTCGCCGCGGATGCTCTAGCTGGGTTCTTAAATGCCGCTACTGGCTTTATCCAAGCAATGAATGACATGATAACCACTACATCTAAACTCGGTTCTGAAGGTGGGCAGAATGTGGCCAATTTCTTCAAAGAAGCGGCTAAAGGCGCTGATGATATGGGTCGTGTCGCGGCTGGTGTAGTAACCGGTATCGTAGTAGGATTTATCGAAGGCGTTGAAGGTAACATCGGACGTATTATCCAAGTAGGCGTTCGTCTAATGGGCGGTTTCATTGAAGGTATTCTGACCATGGCTGGTAAGATTGCAGAAACTCTTGTAACAATTGCAGGTGAAGCAGTTATTAAACTAACTGAAGCTATGCCTGGTTGGTTTACTAAATTCTGCGATGCGTTCCTGCAAGGTTTACTCCAAGTTGCTCAATGGATTAGAAACAACAAGAACGTTCTTGTTATGGCTGGTCTAGAGATGATGGAAGCCTTAACTGAGGTTATCTTAGAAGGTATGCGTATCATGACCAAGATCATGCTTGAGTCTATGAGTCATCTTCCTCTTATCGGTGATAAGTTCAAAGAGATGATCCCTGATGTGGATAACGCATTTAAGGGTATGTCAGATGCCATGCGTAAGTCTCTGGACGACCTCAAAGACTACCCGTCAATCGCAACCGAAGATGGTATCAAGAAAGCTATTGAAACTATGGATGCGCTTGGCCCAGAAGAGGCAGAAGCGGCTCGTAGGTTCGCTGCGTCTGGTAAAGACGGTCTAGATACCTTCCGTATCTACTGTTCTCAACTCGGTATTCAAGGCCCTCAAGAATTCATCAAAGGACTTCAAAATGGTTCAATTTCTGCACAAGAAGCAGGTAAACTATTGTCCAAGATGGCCGAACTAGGTATGTCTGAGAACCAAATCAAGTATATCGCAGAAGCGGCTGGATTTGATTATGCGAACGGCGTTCTTACGGCTAAGGAAAAGGCTAAGGAAAGCGGGGGTGAAGTTAAGAAGGCTGTTGAAGAAGGTCTTTCCGGTGACGGTCAAGGCTTTGATACCGGCCTTATTAGCTCGGCATTCACCAAACTCAACGAACATATGGGTGGTCAACTAGATGTAACTAAAGCATTGGCTGGAGTTAAGACTGGTGAAATTAATCAAGAGATGATTGATAAGCTAGCATCTGGCGACTTTGCCGGTATCTCTCAAGAGAACATGGATGAATACATGAAACCTGTTGAGGGTATGGGTGATAAAGCAGCAGCGGCTGTTGATGATGCCAATACTAAGGTTGGCGCATCTATGGATAAGATGTCCGGTGACGTAAACGCTAAGGCAACAACGACACAACAAAACCTCAACACTACATTGGGTAACTTTGCGCCTGGTATTAACCTTGCTGGTACTGGTATGACTACTTATAGTAATACTATTGGTAACGGTAAGACTACCGCTGAAAGCTCAGCTAAGACAGTTGCTGATACCGCTCAGAAGGCTATGAAGTTTGACGGCAAAGACTCTGCTGATAAATCAGTTACGTCTTATGCCAACAACCTTAAGTCTGATGAGAATAAAGGTAAGGCGTCTAAGGCGGCAGGAGAAGTCAATAAGTCTGCACAAG